CTGAGAGCAAAGTCCCGCTCTGCGAGGCTTTGCTTGTTCTACTCAGAAGTAGTATCGGTGTTGAGCCGGTCCTTTTGGGGGGACGAGCAAGGTCTCGTGCCTCAGGCAATATATCCCTTGGTGGTCTAGTCAAGTTGCGTCGGGGTGTTTCCCCGGATAACATGAACTTTTAAGTTCTGAGCAACCTCTCACTAAGAACCAAGAGTGGTACCTGGAGTGGCCAGTCTCCATTACTGAAGACGCCCTAGGTTAAGGGTCGAAGGGTAGAAGTAATTCTATCAATAGAGTGATAGACCGGTTATGTTTGGTGAGAATAAAACGTTCATTTGTGAAGACAGTGACTGTTCTCGTTAAGTTATAACAAGAAATCACTCGGGGATCAGGAGGGGAGAGGGGTAGACTTCGGGCAACCACGACGGTGGCCCCGTTCCTTGGATAAGGTGCCTGCAGACCTGAAAAGGTAACTGAAGTATTTAGCCATAATATAATATTATAGCAATGAACAATCTGCGATATTTTTCCGAACTATCGCCGACTGTTCGACTAAATTGGCAGAACGGTGTAAAAGCCGGTCGCCCATTGGCCTATAAGCTCTTGAGCTTTATAGGTCTAGTGGGAGGGGCTTCACTCAAATCGTGGGTAAAGATTATATATGCCTTTGCGTGGCATTGTGCAAGATTGGTGAAGTATCAAGGAGTCCCTGGTTTGTGTAAGAGACTGAAGGCTTACAACGTTGTGTTGATGCAAGTTACGGCTGGCAAGAAGCATAAGGATCTTACCGACCTCGGGCCAGTGTTTGCTCGGACCAAGTCCGGTTTGCCACGTGTTATTCCTGTGGAGCACCGTAAGAGGATAAGATCAGGTGATAGATTGGTAGTGAGAGCCTGGCTCTCGCTATTCGGTCTTTACCGGGTTTTAGACTGGAAGGGTGTTTTTACGGTTGATACTATCGTCCGACCGTCGGAGGCTAGTCCTCGGGTCGTGAGGAAGGTATCAAGATATTCCGAGTATTTCGTGAGGCAGTTGATGGTCTGGGATGTTTATCCCATTCCAGAGGCTGGGTTAGCGGATACTTTGGGTGTTGACTATCGGGTGGTCCGGACTTCCGGGCCCAATTCTCGCAGTAATACATCTTCTTTGGGTATGTGCTGGTACGACGCCCTGATCTGGACGAAGAGTCCTTTGATGGGGGTACTAGAGACATGGCTTAAGAAGGTTGACTCTCTTTCTGTGTTGGCGACTCTGAAGCGTTTAGCTTCAGAGGCGGATGAGATTTACCTTCTTTGGAAGGATCATCCTAAACGGTCGGAACGACCGCTTACAGGAGAGGGGGGGCGATTAGGAAAGCTCGGAATTAAGGAAGAACCAGGTAAGGTAAGGGTGTTCGCTATGGTAGACTATTGGACACAGATTACTCTGTATCCGCTCCATCGGTGGTTGTTTTCAATATTGAGAAGGATTCCTCAAGATGGGACTTTCGATCAACTTGCCCCCGTAAGGGCATTGATGGAGAGGTATCCGAATGAGGTTTGTTATTCTTTCGATTTGACGGCAGCCACGGATTGAGTGCCATGGGAGGTGCAAGTAGCTCTACTGAACCAACTTCTCCCGGGAGGTATGGGTGATTTATGGGGTGCGCTGCTTCGGGATAGGGACTACCACTACTCCTTGGAGGGCGACCATTTTGAACACATCCGTGTTCAGGAGGGCCTTCCAAGGGCTGGTGCGGTGAGGTATGAAGTGGGTCAACCCATGGGGGCTTATAGCTCTTGGGCGATGTTGGCCTTGGTGCATCATCTACTTGTACAGATGTCTGCGTTTGAGGCAGGAAAACGAGGGTGGTTTGAGGCTTATGCAATCCTAGGAGATGACGTGGTGATAGCAAACCGCGAAGTCGCTAGGCAGTATAGGGCGATGATGAAGGGTCTAGGGGTCCGACTCTCAGGAGCTAAGACCCTTGTGGGTCGAGGTTCCTGTGAGTTCGCCAAACGGTTCTTCCTCAAGGGGAAGGACACCTCACCAGTTTCGCTACTAGAATATGCCTTAGGAAGATTCCATCTTCCTATTATGGTAGAACTAGTGCGGAAGTTGGTGGGGGTTTGGGAGCCTAGACTCTCCAGAATTGTACGTGCTGCTGGATTCGGTTACCGCGTTCAGGGGAGAGTATCCAACTCTTTCCGATACTTACGTGGCCGAATCTTAGGGTTGCTGGTGACATTAGCTACTCCGGGAGTGTGCTCTTACTCTTCTGGCTCTTGGTCTCATCATCTTTCTCGTATGATGGAACCAGGAGGTGGAGATATCCGATCCGTATATCAATGTATACGTGATCGAGTGTCGGAGCGTATTCTCGCGCGGGTCGAAGAAATTCGATCCTCTATCTATGCTGCCCAGTCAGAAGCATTGACCCTTGACGGGTTCGATGTTTACTGGTGGGCGGTCATATTTAGGCGATTATATGTTCGGGAGCTGGAGTACCTGGATAAACTAGTGAAAACAGTTAAGCCTTTAGATCCTCTCGATCTTGGAGCTTGGGAGACTGAAACGGGGAGCAGTGAATGCATAGATCAGATTTCTGATTTTATGCAGGGGTGGTGGGGTGTTTCTGATCAACTGGCGACCCTACGGAGATTTGAGTCCTACGAGGATCGGGGTCGCGAGAAGCGATACCGGTCCAAGGAGGGCAAGATGATACGTTTGTGGAAGGCAGTTATCAGGGCCTCGCGCCCCTCCAAGTAAGGAGTAGGAGAGGTTAGTTCCTGATATCTCAGTATAAATCGCCTGTGAAGGTAAGATGGACACTACATTGAGGGTGGAGATGTTTGGCCTTGCTTCTGCTTCTGTGTCTAAGAAATCATAACCCACGATCTCTTAGCTTAAGAGGCTTCTGCTTTTCCAGGCAGATTCAATTGTGAAGCTTCACATAGGGGGGCCC